GTGATCCTGGCGCTAAAAGACGACCGCCCCAGGGGCCGGGTGCCCGGCGGCAACGTGGTGGCCGGCATGACGGCGGCGGTAGACACCCAGGACAACGGTTTCTGGTACGAGATCCGGGCCTGGGGCTGGGGCGGCAAGACGCTTTCGACCGACTCCTGGCAGGTCCGCGAGGGGTTTGTGATGAGCTTTGCCGAAGTGGAGCGGATCCTATGGGAGGACGAATACTCGGACCCGGAGGGCAAAAAATACGCGGTTTTGATGACGCTGCAGGACTGCCTGGGGCACCGGACATCGGAAGTTTATGATTTTTGCATCCGAAACCGCAACCGGGTGTTCCCGTCGATCGGCCGCGACGTGATGGCGGCGCCTTTTTCGTGGACCAACCTGGAGTTTTACCCGGGCAGCAAAAAGGCGCTCAGGGGCGGGCTAAAGGGCGTGGTGGTCAACACCAAGTTTTTCAAGGACCGGCTGGCGGGGATGTTGGAAATCATAAAAGGAGACCCGGGGGCTTTTTTATTCCACGCGGAGCTGCCCGAAGAGTTCGCGGCTCATTACCTGTCAGAGGTGATCAACGAAAAGGGCCTGTGGGAGTGCCCGTCCGGAAAGCCTAACCATTTGTGGGACTGCGCGGTCTTAAACCTGGTGTGCCACGAAATTCTGGGTATCAAATACTGGGCCCGGCCGGCGCCGTCCGACAGCTCCGGGCCGCCGGCATTGCCGAAATCATCCGCCGGCGGGTGGATCGGCGGCGGGTCTGGCGGATCCGGGTGGATAAACGGCAGATAAAGGATGTGATATGGAAAAAAACGGCAGCCGCATTCTGATCGGGCTGAACGACATTTTGGATTACATCAAGATCAGCAAGCCGATGTTTTACCAGTTCATTGAAATGGGGCTGCCGGCCAGGGTGATCAACAACCGCTGGTATGCCCACAAGGACAATATAGACGAGTTTTTCAGGCAGTACACCCTCTGCCGTGAAAAAGAAATTCCGCCGGACGCAGAATAGTGAAAAGGAGAATTTATGTCAGTACATAGATTGAAAGACGGCAGGTGGTTTACCCAATATAGAAATCAAAATGGTAGTATGGAAAGAAAATATTTCGGTCGTGGATTAGAAGCTGAAAAATTTGCTTTTTTAGATGATAAATCTAATCATATTTTAAATTCAGAAGAAAAAAATTCAAAAAGTGAAAAGCAAGCGGTGGAAAGATTAATTAATAAATTAAAAGAGTATTACCAGGAGAGCGAACTGGAACTTGAATTCAAGTTTGAATCGGGGGTTATTGATATTTTGACTCCAGATGAAATTATAGAGGTTAAAAACGTGGGCGGTTGGAAAGGTGGAATTGGACAATTGTTAGTATATGCTGAATATTTTCCTGGAAAAAATCTTCGATTACACTTGTTTGGAGGAACAACGGGAACAACAATAAAAAAGATTATTCCTGTTTGTCAAAAAAACAAAATTGAAATTACCCATGAACATAGCAAAAATAAAATTCCGAATATTATCCGTCAACGGATTAGAAGGCGGTTTTTGAATAATATTTAAAAAAATTCGATGGGAAATTGATGCCAAATTAAGATTTTTAACTGGAGGATAAGATTATGAGTTATACAACACCACTGAGCCCTACAGAGAAAAAGACCATTATGCTTAGAGATATAGAAAAAAAGGATTTTGGCGAAATAGCGGAATTGGTGGGCAGGAGCCGGGGCTACATTAGAGAAATTTATAATAGAGCTAAAGACAAGGTTCAATATCATGAGCAAGGTGCAGCTGAATATTGGTTTTATGGTTTATCAGCCAGAGCGAGACGTTGTCTTCTCAATTTCGGTTTAAAAAGTAAAGAGGAAGTTGTTGAGGCATTAAATAAAGGCAGATTGAATCCAGGTCCTAAAGAGAGAGGTTCACGGTTAGGTAATTATGGGTTCAAGACTCATACTGAGGTTTGCGAATGGGCCGGAGTTGTCCCGCATAATTTCGAAGGTAAGAGGGTTTTTGATAAAGAATTATATACAAAAAGATTCTGGGACCGTTTGAGGGGGTGTAAGTATTGTAATTTTCTTCCTGAGGTGGAAAAAAAAACATCAATACGCATTTATGAGAATGGTTTTATAGAACAAGATAATCATTCTTTTTATAGATTAATTTGTCCAGAATGCCCTGAAAAATCTCATTTTGCTACCGAGTGGGCAGGTTTAAAATATGCCAAAGAGCAGTGGAATAATTTCCATGTCAAGTAATTTAACAGCACAAATCCGGTAAAAAACCGGCACAATTCCGTTATAATTCCGGAATAGTCCAAAACCCCATGATATAGTTGTTTCATAAAATCAGACAACCATATTTTGGGGTTTATTTATGGCTAAAAAGAGAGGTAAGTCCGATGGCCGATTAAAAAACAAGCCTGCCGACGATTGTTTGGACTGCCGCATGGCCGACTGGAAGTCAAATTTCTGCCTGAAACTGCGGATTGACATCGACAAAGCAGCCCCGGTTTCGGGCTGCGATTACTGGCGCAAGCCGCTGGAGGTTTGATTCATGGCATTTACCGCAACCGATCTTGCCAACGTCGAAGCGGCCATGGTGGAGCTGGCCACCGGATCCCGGGTGGTGGAAGTTGAGATCGCCGGCAAGACCATCCGCTACCAGCCGGCCCAGCTGCAGCAGATTCAGCGCCTGCGCGATTTGATCCAGGCCGATGTCAACAACTCATCCGACAGCTCGGGCTTTTTGCAGTCCGTGTCGTTTAAGGATCCCACCTGATGCCGCCAGCCATTTTCCAAGACGACCCGAAAACCACCCGCCTGGAGCGGGCCATCAACTACATATCGCCCACCTGGGCGCTGCAGCGCAATCTGCGCCGGCAGATGCTGGCCTACGCCACAGACTACAAGGCCGCCGACATAACGACTTTGCGGGCCGACTGGATCAGCGAATCCGCGGGCGGCGGCCAGACACCGGCCGGAAACGAGCTTGCCATCCTGCGGGCCCGGTCCCGGGACGCCACCCGCAACCACCCGGTGGCGGCCGGGGCGATCGACACCCTGGCGCACAACATCATCGGCAGCGGGCTAAAGCCCCAGAGCCGGATCCCCCACAAGCTGCTGGGCATCACCGAGGAGCGCGCCGCTGACCTGCAGATCCAGGCCGAGGCCGCTTTCGAGCGCTTCAAGCCGTTTGCCTCATCCGATGACCGGCTGGATTTTGACGATTTGCAGTTTCTGGCACTTTTAAAAACCGTGGAGGACGGCGAGATCATCGCGCTGCCGACCTGGGCCAAAGACGACTGGCGGCCTTTCGGGCGCTGTGTCGAGCTTCTTGAGTCCGAGCGCCTGGCGACCCCGATCGGAAAAGGGCTTGAATCTAAAATACGGCACGGGATAAAAGCCGGCGGCCGCGGCCAGCCGCAAACCTATTTTATCCGCAAGGCCGATTCCACCACCGATTATCTGGAAATCCCCGCCCGGGACAAAAACGGGCGTCCCAAAATACTGCACATATTCGCATCGCGCCGCCCGGGACAGATGCGCGGGGTGCCCTATTTCGCCCCGGTGCTGACCTATTTTCAGGACCTGGCAAGCTACCTGGAGGCCGAGATCGTGGCGGCCCGGGTGGCGGCCTGCCTGTCGGTTTTCATATCAAAAGAGCAGGCCTTCGGGCCCACCGGCAAGGAGTCGGACACGGGCTTTCAGGAGCTGACCCCGGGGCTGATCGCACGGCTGGGGATCGGCGAGTCTATCAACGTGGTGGACCCGAAGCGGCCGGGCGATTCCTTTGCGCCCTTTGTCGAGTCGGTGCTGCGCCTGATCGGTGTGGCCCTGGGCCTTCCCTACGAGCTTCTGGTCAAAGATTTTTCCAAAACAAATTATTCCAGCGCGCGCGCGGCCCTGCTGGAGGGCCGGCGGGTGTTTAAAACCTGGCGCGGGTGGATGGCAAAGCGGTTTTGCCAGCCGATCTGGCAGCTGGTGATCGAAGAGGCCTATCTGCGCGGCGAGTTCGACGCGCCCGACTTTTACGACCACTATTTCGAATACACCCGGGCGGCCTGGATCGGCGGCGGCTGGGGCTGGGTGGACCCGGTCAAAGAGGTGGAGGCCAGCCGCAAGGCGATCGACTACGGCCTGTCGACCCTGGCCAAAGAGGTCGCCGCCCAGGGCGACGACTGGGAAGAAAATCTGGACCAGCTGGCCCGCGAGCGTGACGCCATCGACAAAAAGAAAATCACGATTTATCACAGCGGCAAAGACACGGAGGTCAAAGAAGATGCCCAACCCCAAAAAGAATGAATCCAAGCAGGACTTTTTGAAGCGCTGCACCCAGGAGCTGATCGGGAAGGAAAACCGCGACCCCGACCAGGCCTTTAAGCTGTGCAATTTAAACTGGGACGATCACCGCAACCAGCGCAGCGTGATCAACATGCACCTGCCGGTCGAGCTGGCGGCCGGAGAGCCCGACCAGGCCCGGGAGTTTATGATCACGGCCTACACCGGCAAGCCGCTGGAAACCTGGTTTGGGCAGGTGGTTTTTGCCATCGACGGCATTAAAACCAAGGACAAGATACCCATTTTGCGCGAGCACCAGCGCGACCGCGTGGTGGGGTCGGGCCGCTCTTTTAACGACAAGAAAAACCTTTACGTCAAGGGCGAGTTTTCCCAGGTCACGACCGATTCCAAGGAGGTCCAGCAGCTGGCCGACGAGGGCTTTCCCTGGCAGGCGTCGGTGGCCATCTGGCCCAGGGTGGTCGAGATGCTGGAAAGCGCAAAAGTCAAAAAAACCGTTAACGGCCGGGAGATTGCGGGGCCCGCCGAGATCTGGCTGGAGTCCGATGTCGGCGAGGTCAGCTTTGTCAGCCTGGGCCGCGACGACGACACGGCGGCCATATCGCTTAGCGTGTCGGAAGGCAAGGTGCCGGTCGAAATCATAAATCCAATAAACTTTGAAGCCTTAAAAAAGGCTGAACAGGAGGATGAAATTATGGAATTTACTTTAGAAATTCTGAAAACAGAAGCGCCCGAGCTACTGGCGCAAATCCAAAAAGAGGCCGCCGACCCGGCGCAGGCCGCGGGCTATGCCGAAGGGGTCAACGCCGAGCGGGAAAGGGTAAAAGAAATCCTGGACGCCGATGCGGACCCGAAGGAAACCCGCAAAGCCATCGATGGCGGCATCGAGGCCGACGCGGCCTTTAAACAGTTTTACCAGGCCGAAAGAGCCAAGCGCGCCAACGGGCTCAAGGAGCTGGAGGCCGAAGCAACCCCGCCTGCCGGGTCAGAAAACCAGCAGGACGAGGAATCGTCAAAGGAAAAAACCCCCGAGGAGACGCGTCGGGAATGGGCTCCGGTGCTGGGCCCGGCGGCAAAATAAATATCAACTATAAATCTATAAGTTGATTAAAAGGAGATCGACATCATGACAATACATTATGACGGATTGGATGTCACCTTTGTCGCTGCCGAGGACCTATCCAGCTACCAGTACCGGTTCGTGCACCAGGCCAGCGACACCACGGTGGACCTGATGGACGGGGCCACCGAGTACCCGGTCGGCATTTTGCAGAACGCGCCGGAATCAGGTGAGACGGCAGTGGTCCGCATCAAAGGGACATCCAAATTGGTAATGAACGGGGCCATGGCGGTCGGCACCCGGATCAAGGCAGAATACGTCGGGGCGGCCGACAACGGCAAGGGAGACGTGGCCGACACGGATTACGACAACATCCGCGGCATGTGCATCAAGGCGACCGGAGCCGAGGACGATGTCGGCGCGGTTTTGCTGGTGGTCAACACGGTTGCGATCGGGCCGAGCGAATCCCCGAGCGAAAGCCCGAGCGAATCCCCGTCATTGAGCCCGAGCGCATCTGAATCGCCGAGCGAATCACCGTCTGCAAGCCCCAGCGAATAGGCTGGCGCGGCAGATACGAACTGATATTAACTTTTTGATTTAAACAAGGAGCATAAAAATGGCAATCGAATATGGAGGATTAGATATATCTTTTGTCGCCGCGGAAGATCTCAGCTCTCAACAATACCGGTTCGTGCACCAGGCCACCGACACCACCGTGGATCTGATGGACGGGGCCACCGAGTACCCGATCGGCATTTTGCAGAACGCGCCGGAATCCGGGGAGGTGGCAGTGGTCAGGGTTGAAGGGACTTCCAAGCTGGTGATGAATGATGCGGTGGCTGTCGGCACAAAGCTAAAGGCGGAATATGTCGGCGCAACAGACAACGGAAAAGGCGACGCCGCCGACACGGATTACGATCTGGTCCGGGGCATTTGCATCAAGGCCTCCGGGGCGGAGGACGATGTCGGCGCCGTTCTGCTGTGCAGCGACACCCTGATGGTAGCATAGGGCAGCCGCTGATGGCGCGTGGATAATTTTAAAGAATTTTTAGGAGGATTTTTCAATGCAACCTACCCCGAAAGATGTCCATAAGGATAGCTACCTGACCGGATTCAGCGTCGGCTATAAAAACCCGATGTTCGTTGCGGACATGGTTTTTCCCAACGTCCCGGTCAGAAAACAAAGCGACTATTACTATAAATTTCTCAAAGGCGCCTGGTTTCGAAACGAAGCCGAAGTGCGCGGGCCCGGCGCCCGGGCAGCCCGCGGCGGATACCCGGTGACCAGCGGGACGTACTCCTGCCAGGAGCGGGCCTTCGCCCACCCGGTGCCGATCGAGGTGATCAACAACGCCGACGCCCCGGTGCGCCCGTTTGAGACCGGCACGCGTTTTGCCACCAACAAGGTGATGCTGGCCAAGGAAATCGCGGTGGCAAGCCTGTGCACGACCAGCGGCAACTGGACATCGTCAAACGATGTCGCCGCCGGCTGGGCCGGAACGGTCGATGGGACTGGCAACACTTTCATCGAGGACATTCTGACCTACAAGGAAACCATCCGGCAGCTGATCGGGGTTTACCCCAACCGCCTGGTGATGGACGCCAAAACCTTCAAGGAAATCAAAACCGAGTACTCGGTTTTGGAGCGCATCAAGTACACCGGCACCCAGGGGCGGCCGGCGGATGTCACCACCCAGACCATCGCACAGCTTTTTGAGCTGGACTGGGTCGGCATCGCGGGCGCTATCAAGTCCGACGCCGAGGAGGTCGTGGCAGGAACCGACTTCAACGCGGTGGACATCTGGGAAGTGACCGCGACCAAGGGGTCGGCGTTTTTGTACTACGCCACGCCGGCGCCGGCCATCGATGAGCCGACGGCCGGGTACACTTTCAACTGGAAGGGGTCCGAGGATCCGGTTTCAGCCGAGCTGGAGGCCGATCTTTACCGGTCCGTGCGCTACTGGTGGGAAAAAGACATCAAGTCCTACATCATCGAGGCCGCGGAAAACTTCGACGTCCAGGCGGTCTGCGCCGATGCCGGATGCCTGTTTTACGACACGATCGTAACCTAAAATGGTGATTTAGGCCATGATTAAAACCGTATTCCAGCAGGCTGCGGTCGATATCTTCGACCAAATGGGAGAGACGGCGATTTACCGGCCGCTTTCAGGACCGCAGGTCCCAGACTGCAAGGTGTTGATCACCAAAGAGATCGACCTGCAGCCTGTCGGAATGGAAACTTCCACCTGGCAGCGCACCGTGATGCTCGAGTGCCTGTCCGCCGAAGTCGGGCAGGAGCCGGATCGCGGTGACCGCTTCGAGGTGGGCAGCGATGTCTACAAGGTGGAAAAAGTGCTGGAGCAAAGCGACGATCTGGGGGTTATCACATCCATGATCGTGCGAAGGATAAGCACCTGATGGCGATGAATATCGAAATCGACCGGGCCGATCTGACCGAAATCGGGATCCTGCTTTCCGGGGTGAAAAACGGAGCGGTCAAGGTGTTGACCCGGGCGCTCAACAAAACGCTGGCCAATGTCCAGACCGAGGCGGCGCGCCGGGTGGCCGATGACCTAAATCTGTCCCAGAAACGCATCAAGGAAGATTTCAGCCAAATTAAAGCGACCTGGTCCAAACCGTCGGCAACATTTATCTCAAAAGGCAAGCCGGTCGGGCTTATCAGCTTTTCAGGGACCCGGGCGACAAAAGCCGGCGTATCGGTCAAGGTCAAAAAAAGCGGGGCCCGCAAAATTATCGACCACGCCTTTATCGCGGTGGCCAACCGGGCCGAAAACGTGTGGCGCAGGCCCTACACCGGCGAACGCAAAAAAGTGCGGCCCGGGTTTGCCTACGGGGCGCTTCCTAAAAAATACCGGTTCCCGGTGCCGCCCGGGGGCGGCAAGGGACGAATCAGCCGGCTGACCGGCCCGCGGGTTGAAGACGAGCTGTCAAAGCCGCACATTATCAAAAGAGTTATGGATCACGCCGATGAGCGGATAGAAATAAACCTGGATGCCGAACTTAACTATGAACTGAGTAAACTGTAATGTCACGAACCATCCGAGCGCAGATAATCGACAACGTGGTCAGCTACCTGGAGGTGGTGCGGACCGCCAACGGCTACAACACCAACATCGGCCGGCGGGTGGAGCGGGCCCGAAAGGACCTGGACCCCGACGAGCTGGAGGCGATCGTGGTCTGGCCGACGCCGGAGACCGTGGTGCAGCAGGGCGGTAAAAATTTCTGCACCTTCCCGCTGCGCGTCGAGGGGCTGATGGATTTCGGCAGCCGCGAGGCCCAGGTGGTGGCGGAAGAGATCCTTGGGGACCTGATCCGGGCCATGACCAAGACATCGGCCGACCCGACCGGCAGCCTGGCCAACCAGTTAAAGTACAGCGCCGGCGGAACCGATGAATATCCCGAGCCAGGGCAGTCGCTGATCGGCGCCTCGGCTGTTTTCAATATAGAGTACAAAACCAAGATAGGCGATCCTTACACCCAATAGTCATAACAGGAGGAAATCAAAATGCCAACTTCCGAAAATGCAATTTTATATTACGAAGCGGCCCAGACGCCGGTCGGCCAGACCCTTTTGACCAACGCCCTGGCGGACCGCAAAACGTTTAAATCGGCCGCCAACTTCTGGTCGGGCCGGGCCGGCTACCTTCCGGTGGTCCGCCCCAACGGCCTGGTTACCGGCGGGGCGATCACGCCGGCGGCCAGCGGAACCGAGGAGCTGATCGACGTGGCGGCCCTGACCTGCTACCTGGCCGGGGTCCTGACCAGCGTGAACGCGGACACGGACGTGACAGTCAACCGCCCGACCGTGTCCAACTATCAAAAACATTCGGTGACGGTGACCGCGGCAGGTGCGGTCGCGGTGGTCGAGGGCACCGAGGGCAGCAGCTTTTCGACCACGCGCGGGGCTGCCGGAGGGCCGCCTTACATCGACAACGACGCTATCGAGATCGGACAAGTCTGGTACAGCAGCCAGGACACGGCCGTGGTGCTGGCCACCGAGATTTACCAGGTGCCCGGCGACAGCCTGGAGCGCTATGATTACCCGGTCTGGTCGGTCGACTACGCGTCCGTGGCAAACGGGGTGCTGGGCTACGCCGGGGTGACATTTGTCTCGGCTTTAAGCGGCATTCACTCAGAGGACGCCGGCACCACCGTGGCCGGAAAACTGGTTTATTCCAGCTACTACACGCCGACATTTGCCGAGGCGGTGGACGCCTATGACTTTGTGCCGCCGGCCAACGCCCACAGCATCAACTCGACCCAGGTCTACGGGCGGACCAAGGGGGCCAAGTCGTCAACCTTGAACCAGGGCTCATTTTCCATCGAGCTGTCCGACGGCGTGACCGACGGTCTGCTGGCGGTGATCGACGCCAACCTGTGGTTCAAGTTCTACCCCAACCGGCTGAACGCGCCCTATCTGATCTGCCAGGGCTCGCTGGGGATGAACCAGAGCTTTCCGGCCGGGGCCAATATCGCCGCGGCCTGCACGATCACGTCCGAGGTCAAGGCGGATCGTCTTTACAGTTAACCTTCGACCGAACGGAGATAGACATGGCGTTTGACCAGGACAAGTTCATGGCGACCGAGTTTGTGGCCCGCGAAGAAACCGTGCCGGTCCCCGATCTCAAAGGATTTTTCAGCGACGGCGAAAAGCCGGTCTGGAAGGTGCGCGGCTTAAAGGGCGTTGAGATCGGGCGGGCACGGGAGGCCTCGGACAAGAACAAAACGGTTCGGGCCGTGGTCGAGGGCCTGCTGGAAGGCAATTCAAAAAAAAAAGCCGAGGCCGTCCTGGAGATTATCGGCAACCCCAAAAACGTGCCGCAGGACGTCGCCTACCGCATCGAGATATTCAAGGCGGGGTCCGTGGAGCCCGCCCTGGACTACCCGGTCATCGTGCGCCTGTGTGAAGCGTTTCCGATCGAGTTTTTTCTGATCACTAACAAAATCATCGAGCTTTCGGGAAAGGGGCACATCCCGGGAAAAGCGCCGCCCTCTGGCAAGACAGCGAAATCCAAAGCGCATTAGCCCTTTGTCATGCCAGAGGGCGTTTTTTATATGAAGTGCTGCCGGACAGCTTTTCGGAAGGCTACCTGACCCGGACCGAGCTGGAGCTGTGGGACCGCTTCTACAAGCGGCAAAAGGAATTAAACCGCCATGGCCGATCTTGAAAAAACCATAGCAATCATATTTGAGGGCGACGACCGGGTCGGCAAAACGATCACCGGCATATCGTCGGGGCTTGACAACCTGGCAAGCAAGACCGTCACGGCCACCCAGCCCCTGGCCGACCTGGCCGAAAGCGCCTTAAAGGCCGAGGCGGCCCTGGCGGCGCTGACGGTGGGGGGCCTGGTGGCGGCTTTTGCGGCGTCGAGTGATTTTGAGTCGGCCACCATCGAGCTTAAAAAAGTCATCGGCGACGAGATCCCGCTTTTAAACGAGGCGCGGGAAAACGCCCTGGGGCTTTCAGACCAGTACGGTTTGAGCGCAAAGGACATCCTGCAGTCAACTGCGGACTTTAAGCAGGCGGGCTTTGATGTCGCCGACGCCATGAACCTGACAAAGGCCGCGCTGGATCTTGTTATCGCCGGCAACCTGGACGCCTCGCAATCCAGCGAGATCCTGGTGGCGATCCTTAAAGGTTTTAAGGCCCCGGCCAGCGAAGCCGGCGTGGCCCTGGACATCTTAAACGAGGTATCCAACAACTTCGCCACTGACGTCGAGCAACTGGGCGTCGGCATGGCAGCACTATCCCCGATCGCGCGCACCATGGGGTTTTCCATGGCCGAAACCGCCGGGATCCTGACCCCGGTGATCGAAATTTTCAGGTCCGGCGACGAGGCGGCGGTGGCCTTGAAAACAGGCCTGTTAAAACTGGTGGACGACTCCGTTCCGGTCCAAAACGCCTTAAAAGCAATCGGGGTTTCCCAGTACGATGCCAACGGCGCGCTGCGCTCCGGCAAAGACATCCTGTTCGATGTTTCCACGGCATTCCAGACCTTAGACCAGAACCAGAAACTTTATATCACCCAGCAGCTGGTCGGCATCAACCAGGCCGCGCGCATGGTGGAGGTGTTTGACGGGCTTTCAACATCGACCCAGGTGACGGCGGTGGCTTTGAATTCCGCAGGATCGGCGGCCGGGGAGGTCGCGGCCCGGCTGGCAAGTGCCGAGGTGACCGTCGACCGGTTCATGCAAGGATTTGTTAATCTGGGGATCGTGGTCGGCGACCAGTTCAGGGAAGCGGCCGCGGGCGCGATCGCCGGCGGCACCGAGATCGAAAACGCCCTGGCCACCATCGTCGGCGACGGCACGTTTGCGCCGATATTCAACCAGATAAACGAGTTTGCCGACCAGCTCGGCGGCGACCTGAGAACGATCGCCGCCAATCTGCCGGACGCTTTTGACCTGGTCGACTGGGAGCCGCTGCTGGAATCCATCCGGGGTTTGGGAGGCGAGATCGGTGATCTGTTCGAGGCTTTTTTCGGCGACATCGATCTTGCCACGCCCGAGGGCCTGGCCGAAGTCATCCAGAAGATTATCGACAGCGCCACGGCCCTGACCAACGTGGTCGGCGGGATCCTGGACGCCTGGGAGCCTTTTGTCAGGGCGTTGAGCGATGGGATAGACGTTTTTGCAGAGTCCGACGACGGCATCCAGCGCCTGGTGGGCCAGTTTCTGGGCTGGGGCCAGGTGATCAACACCGTGGCCGACAACATCGGCGTATTGACCGGGTCGCTGAACCTGATCGGAGGGGCGCTGTCGGTGATGGCGGTGTCAAACATCCCGAACGCCGTTTCCGCGTTGAAGGGATTTGCGACCACAATCGGGACGGCCACCTTGGGCGTCGGTCAATTTGTGGCGGTTCTGGCCGCCCCAATAGGCGGGTGGTATCTGGGCACATGGTTAAGGGACAACATCCCGATTGTGGAAGAATTCGGAGACGCCCTGGGCGGGCTGGCATATGACATCATTCACTTTGGCGACGACAGCGTGGCGGCGGCCGAACAGCAGGCGGCCTATACCAGGTCTTTAGGAGATGCGGCGGTCGCCATGGTGCTGGCCGCAGAGGCCGCCGGCGAGCTGCCGGACCAGAAAACCACCCAGGTGACAGTCGACGGGGCGGACCAGTACCGCTCGGAGTTTGACGACATCCTGACGCAGATCCAGTCCGTTCCGGAAGAAAAAACGACCGAAGTCAAGGCCGAAATTGACACCGGCAGCGTCCAGACTGTCAAAGACTATATCATCGAGGAGCTGCCAGATGGCACGGTGACCATCGTGCAGACAAAAATGGACGCCGGCAGCCTGGCCACCACCAGGGCCGAGCTGGCCACCGTGCCGACCGAAAAACAGATCGAGATCCGGATCCAGGGCGATATAGACACGGAAATCGCGCGCATCAAGGCAGAGGCTGAAACCGTGCAGACCGCCATGGAGTGGACGGCAAAAGTTGACATTGCCGAAGCCGAGGCAGCCGCTGAAACCATTATTGCGCTGTCAGACGATCTGTCGGCGATGTTTGCCAGTGCCGGCGACAGCATTGTGGGGCTGGCGGGCGAGCTGGCGGCATTTTCGCCCGGGTCCCCGGGTTACAACGAAATAACCAGCGCCCTTGAAGCGCAGGCGCTCGCGCAGCGGGAGCTGGTGGAGGCCGAGATCGCGCTGAGCCAGGCCCAGGTCGAATACATGAACGCGCGCACCGAGGCGCTGGCCAACGGCCAGGGGCTGATCACCATCAACGCCAACAACCTGGAGCCGGAGCTGCAGCTGGTGCTGCACAGGATCCTGGAGCTGACCCAGATAGAGGCCAACGAGCAGGGGCTGGAGTACCTGATAGGGGTGACATAACATCATGATCGGACTTTCAAAAAAAACGCAGGACGCCTCCGGGGCTATTTTGATCACTGAAAATTATAATTCAAAAATATACGACGCCGCCGCGCGCGTCAGCCGGCAGGGGACTTTGGACGGCGGCGTGGTGATCGACCACCAGGGAGTGGTGGCCGGGGACCGCACCCTGGCCGTGCGCTGCACCCTGTCCGAAACCGAGCTGGCCGTGGTGAAAACCCTTTTTGAAAACGAAACCTATGTCATAATCGCAACGGAAACGGGCTGTTATACCGGCGTGATTTCGCGGTTGTCAGGCGATTATGGCGATTTTCTAATAACGCTGATGATAAAAGAATGAAAAATCAAATCCAAATAGGCACCACCTGGCACTGGGAACACTGGTATAATGGGGTGCTTTTAAAAAAATGGACCGACCACAACCTGTGCACAACCGAAGGCAGAAATCACATACTGGATTCGGTTTTTGCAGCCGACACCCAGATCACATCCTGGTATGTGGTGCCTTACGAAAACGACCACAGCCCGGCGGCCGGGGACACCTATGCCGCGCCGGGCTTCACCGAGTGCGAGGACTATGACGAAACCACCCGGCCCCTTTTGCAGCCGGGTGCTGCAGCAGCAGGGGTGATCGACAATTCTGCCAACAAAGCCAGCATGACATTTAATGCTGTCAAGACTATTTACGGCGCGGCCCTGGTCGGCGGCGGATCCGCTCCATCTACCAAGGGAGACGCCGCCGGAGGCGGGGTGCTGTTTTGCGAGGCGGCCTTTGCCGGCGGGGCGGAGGCGGTTATCGACGGTTCGGTGATCAAGGTAACGGTTGAAATAACCTGTTCTGACATAGGTTAAAAAATGGCATTTACGGAAGACCTAACCAGCGGCCAGACTTTTTCGGCTGACTCTTATCATACGGGGGAGCCGCCCTCAAAGGCGTTTGACGACACTTTGACTTCGGCGTGGTTTATCCAGACCCCGAGTTTTCCGCACTGGATACAAGTGCAATTTGCCACAGCGCCTGCCATAATCAAGCTGCGCATGTACCAAAACGAATGGAACCAGGCGCCAGAAGATTTTGTTTTGTACGGCAGCAACACCGGCTCTTTTTCAGGCGAAGAAACAACACTGCTGACAGTCAATAACATCAACTGGGGAGGGGCGGCAGGCTGGCAGGAATGGGAATTTGAAAACACCAACACTTATACTTATTATCGGATTGTAATTACAGACAACAACGAATCGCTCTGGCTTCGGGTAAATGAAATCGAGATGATGGCCGAGGCAGTTCCGTCTCCGTCTGAGTCGCCCAGCGAGTCGCCGAGCCAGTCGCCGTCCGAGTCACCGTCCGAATCGCCCAGCCTATCGCCATCGGCCAGTGAGAGCCCGTCGGAAAGCCCCTCGCTGTCGCCTTCGGCGAGTGAATCACCGAGCGAATCACCCAGCGCATCGCCGAGCGCGTCTGAGTCTCCGTCAGAATCGCCCAGCTTGAGTCCATCCGCCTCCGAATCGCCGTCTGAATCGCCGAGCCAGTCGCCGTCCGAGTCACCGTCTGAGTCGCCCAGCCTGTCGCCGAGCGCATCCGAATCGCCCAGCGAGTCGCCGAGCCAGTCGCCGAGCGAATCGCCGTCCGAATCGCCGAGCCTGTCGCCGAGCGCATCCGAATCGCCCAGCGAAAGCCCGTCTGTATCTCCCAGCGAGTCACCGAGCCAGTCGCCGTCCGAATCGCCGTCTGAGTCGCCCAGCCTGTCGCCGAGCGCGTCAGAATCGCCGAGCGAGTCACCGAGCCAGTCGCCGAGCGAATCCCCATCGGAATCGCCGAGCCTGTCGCCGAGCGCATCCGAATCTCCCAGCGAATCGCCGAGTCTGTCGCCGAGTGCATCCGAATCTCCCAGCGAGTCGCCGTCGCCCAGCCCGTCGATCGCAGAGACCGACACCGGCGAGGAGATCGGCATCGGGGTCGAGTTTGCGGCCTTTAACTGGAGCAAGTGGCTTGCCGCCAACAAAGAGCGCGCCATCGAGCGTTATTACTTCACCCTGACCGGGGACGCGGACAGCACAACAGACATTGAAATCCCGATCTCATCGTTTCAGGCCAGAAAACGCACGGGGGAATCAACCTACCTTTCGGTGGTGATCCCGGATTTTGCGGGCCAGGCCCAGGCGGTGTCCGACCGCTCAAACGGGGAGATGGTCATCGAAATGGCTTACACAATAGATGGGCAGGAGTCGATCCGCGAAGAAATCCTGCGCGCGGACTTAGAAGACATCCGCACCGACGAAGGCCCGGTCAACCGATCAATTATCTTGACGGGGCATAAAACCCAGACCTTCGGCTCAAAGATAGTTGAGCTTGAAAACCCGACTTATAAAAACGTTAGTGGAGGACGGATACTGTATCGGTTCGCCCGGCTGGATCTGTACCTGAACCCGGGCGACACCTGTCGGGTGGAAGATGATGAGTTTGTGATCGATTATATCACCTACATGGTCAGCGTGGGAAGCGATCATGTGTTCAAAACCATGGAATTAAGAGAGATCTAATGGGAAAAGGCGAGATAGCGTCCGAGATCGGCAGCGGCAAATATAGCGTGATTATCCGCTATGCCGGCCGGGCACGTGTCAACCAGTGGATCGCCGACATAGATGTCAAGATATCCGCCCTGCAGGCCGCGGTCGAAGACATGGAGGGTTTGGAAAAAACCATCGGAGAGCTTCGGATAAAAGCGCTCCAAAACAAAAAAGCCTACCTGCAAACGAAAATGCCGGCGGACTTTACCGCGCCGGCCTGGTGTGCGGACCTGACCGAGGGCCTGACCGGTGAGGTCGGGACAATCGAAATTCCGGGCGAGCGCAGCGACGGCATAAACATCTATCCGGGATATGGGGAGGCGGCGGCATACGACGCCGAGCGAGACGGGCAACTGCTGCCGGCGGTGGCCACGTCGGCGGCAGCAGCCTATTTTAACCGGGCGATCATGCCCGGCTGGCAAAAGTACAAACCGACCTATCGCTACGGAACGATCGTGGCCGACAGCCTCGACTTTGAAAACGAAACCTGTTCGGTGTGCCTTGACCCAGCTTACTCCAGTCAGCAAAACCTGGATATAAACCAGAATCAGGGATATTCTCAATGCGAAGTCACGGGGCCGTCTGGGTTTACCCAGTTTTGCAATGACAACCCTGGGCATCCGACATGAGTCAACACTGAGGCGCCGGGGGCGCTTTTTATAAATGAGGCTGCTTACGCCGACTTGCAGGCCGTCCAGCGGCAGGTTAACACCGAGCACCGGTATCGGACCGATCAAAGCGGCTACAACGTGGGCGACCACTGGGCAATCATGGGGGAGGGAGATAGTGGCGACTGCGAAGATTTCGCTTTGACAAAAATGCAAATGCTGCTCGACGCTGGATATGCGGCTAAAAACCTGCAGCTTGCAACCGGGATCACAGAAACCGGACAGGGTCATGCTTTTTTACTGGTCCAGACTGTCAACCGCGGAACCTTGGTGCTGGACAACCGCTACCAAAATATTATGCAGCTTGTAAATGTACCATACCGGGTGGAGACCTACCAGCTGGCGGGGCAGACCTGGGCGAGCTTTACTACCCGGCTTGACGATGTGGCTATCGAGTATATGAACTGCGATGCTTTAGCCTTTGCCGACGGCGACTCGGTCATAGTTAAGTTCGAATCTCAAGAATGGAATAATCCAAAGGTCGTCGGTTTTAAAAGTAATCCGGCGAGCTGTCCAAATAAAATTTTTATTGTTCAGGGGGTTACCTCCGCGCCGACAGAAATATTTGCTTTTTTATATAACCGGGACACAGACGCATATTCTCAATCCGCAATTTATGCGGAGCAAGCTGTCTTATACGCTTCTTGCGAAGCAATTAACGGCAATGTCTATTATTTCGGCGGAAGGGTCCCCGGTTTAGTTGATCCTGTGTCGGAGAGGTATCTATTTAAAAATTACAATATTAAATATTCGATCGGAGATGACACGTGGACCAAAAAAACCGACATGGACGTCAAGCGGGCCTGGACACAATGTTTTTCTATTGTTGATAATCTCTTTGTTTTGTGCGGATCCGGCTCGGAGCTGCTTGTTTATGTCGGGTATGGCGATCAAATTTTTTACGACAGGAACGACCAATATACTCCTTCAACAGATACATGGCAGGGCGTGGCCGATCACCCGCTGGAACTCACTTATTTTTCGACATTCGTATTGTCGGAAAAAGGCTACACTATCGGCGGCCGATACGGCGGGTCACTTTCACAGCCATTTACAAATCGGAATATTGAATATGATCCAGTTTCGAATAGCTATATAGATAGACTGGACTTAGACCGCAACAGGTACGGTCTGGTCACGTTTGCGGACCGCGAAACAGGAAAGGGGTATATTGTCGGGGGAGATAATGATCCGAAATTTGATTCTTATTCCCGCAGCTTTTGGAATGGCTGGTTAACTGAAAGAAATTACGAATACGATCCCGTCGGCAATAACTATACGCGAAAGCAGGATTGGAATAATGACGGCTATCTTGGGTTTTTCAATGATCCACCGGGCGAATGGGTTGTTGATTATACCCTTAATACGGGAAACGATGGCGACGGACCGTTTCAAATACCGTCCGCCGACGGATATGGGATCGGAACTATTTTTCAGACGGCGGTTTATACCGGCGCCCCTTATAATGTTGTTCCACCACAAAACTTTATCCCGTCAACAGATACGTGGGAAGTAAAAGATTTGATGCCACTTGATCAATTTTATAATTTAGACTGGGGGACCGCATGCGCATTGTAGACACCTTATTGTCAGACTATCAGTCCCGGCATAGTGATTTCCAGATCGACAACTTTATCATCGGAAAGCAGGGTGACAATTGGTCCATGTATAAGCAATGCCTGCGCGAAATTCATATGCGCTCTACCTCTTTAGTTACCTTAAAAGAGGACCTGGAACTGATGGATATCGAACGATGGAAGTGGAAATTTTCAATCAGTAAAAAATCAAAAATAAGAAAAAAACGCCGGGCACGAGTTCGTAATGAATTGGTAAAAAGTATCAATGAAACCGAGCGCGAGCTGAAACGATTCGTTTCATTGGCTAAAAAACTGAAACGGAAAATCGGCGAGCTGAGTTATGAAAAACGGGCGGTATTAGAGGCGGATTCGTGGCTGCAAAAGGCGCGGAGAATGGCGGGCATGGATATGCTTATAAATCGCGGACAGATAAGTCAAACGACGCTCGAAATGATTGTTGCATTGCCTCCACGCGAACGGAAGTCAATCTTATATGAAATTGCGAACGGGCCGGACCCCAACCGATTGATCGGAATGGATATCAAAAGGTGAAAAATGAGAAAATTACTTACAGCTTTATTATTTTTTTTGCTCCCGGGCGTCGCTTTTACAGGACCGTTTCTTATCTGCGATCCGCAGCCTGGAGTGGAGACGTATCAAGTGTATCAAGACAACGTACTGCTTTCTGATAATGTTGCAGCCCAGACGGACGGATCACTGAAATATGATCTTAAGGATATTACACCTGGCAAGTACAGTTTTACATCCAAAGCTTGTGCGGGGCCCTGGGGGTGCTCCACTCTGTCGGACCCTTTTGTCTCACCAGAACCCGTATCGAAACCGACCGGTATGCGGCTGACAAAGTAATTATAAACTACTCAATAACATTCAAATAAGGGGAATTGGAATGGCTTTTTTAGGAACGTTAAAATATACAGAGACTGACCATGCTCAGTCACTCATACTGTCCCAGACGGATTGCCGCACTTGGGGCAACGGGTCGGCCTGCCTCTGGTTGTTTCAAAATGACCAGGCCTGGCTGATGGCAAATTATTATAGGGTCAGGGGCAAGACCTTGGCTGAAGCCGCGGTAATTATAACCGACATCGCTATCAGTTGGGCTTCAAAACAGAACGACCCAGCATATCTGGCATACGTTAGAGACTGGTCTTATAGGGTTTTGTTACAGTATCCACCTTTACCAGAACCAGAGCCAGAACCTGAGCCAGAGCCAGAGCCTGAGCCTGAGCCTGAGCCACCGACTGGAGATTGCTCATCGTGTCAACAAGCATTAGAACAATCATTGGATAAGTTAAACAGGATAAAATTAATAATTAATGAATAAATAAAAGGAGATTAAAAATGGGAATAAAATTTAGTCCTTCGTTTCAAAGTTTTCTTGACACCATGACGTGGTGTCGGCAACAGGGTCAGGGCGGTGAGATAAATCCGTTTCGCCCGGTTCAAGAACGATCATATCCTGGAAAAGATCGGGTTGTAATTATACAGGATTTGCTTGAAGACCTTTCGGCAAAGGCAACGAAAATAAGCGCAAAGGAAACTGTGCGCGAACTGAAGCAAAACCTTGCAGAATTAGGCAAAGACATAGACACCTTTGTCAATGGTCTTAAGTAATATCAAATCGGGCCGCGATATGACTTATCACTATGGGTAAAATTTGGCTTGAAACCGTTTATATTATTTAGATAGTAAGGAAAATTAAAATGGCGGAAGAAAGATATGAATACCCATATCATGAATATGATGGGTTAGGCAGTTGGACTTTGCGAAGACGCATCACAAAAGATGTCGGTGTTACACCTTTGGGGGTGTCTTCCTTCCCCGATCAAAATAAATTAGTAGTCACGTTTGATGCTGAATTGACGATTGGGCAGAAAACAAACCTTGACACCCTTATGGCAGAAGGCGCGGCGGCTTTTGATCCACCGAACCCGACAGGCGTTAGCATCTTTTCGCTTGAAGATATTTATGAAGACTTTGAAAGCGTAAGAACTGCTGCGAACGACCCCGGCGCGGATATATGGTTTCGTGAGTCAACGCCCGGAAGTGGTAATTATGACAAAATTGAAATTCAGTTTTCTAAATCTCTATCGGTGCAGGAAAGAAAAGCGGTGGAGAATTATTATGCTGCTAACGCTGTTTGGACGGTGCAATAATGGCTGTTAAGTTTGTCAAATACATTAATATTTTAGACCGTGAAATTACCAGCAGCAGCGGCAATATTGCTGAAAAAGTTTATCTTGATACAACCGATTATGACGGCACGGTGTTATATTATTTTGAGATAGTGGCTAAGATTTCAGTCGGCAGCGGTTCGGTTTATTTTCAAGATTCGTCAAATAACGCAGACGGCACGATCACGGTTTCAGCAGCAACCTATACTCGTTATCGTTCAGCCGCAATGACAGTTGCAACCGACACCTATCATATAAATATAAATTCAATCTTGATATCTGTAAAATCTGCCAGAATAGTAATCGTACAGTCAGACGCAAGCGCCATAACCGACACAGAACTGCAAGCGGAGATTGGCGACTATGAAGCAAATAAAACTGGCGCTGCCGACGCCACCGATTACCCGCTAACCTATCCGAAGTACTTTTATTATGATTCAAGCAAATTTGACGGTACGTTATCATTTGAGGCACACCTGACATGGATGCAGAACAACGATAAAACTACGGCCACGTTCAAGCTGGAAAAAAATGAACTTGGATTAGCATATATCGACGTTGAAGATCATGGTGGTACTTACGTGGACGTTTGGGGTGACGGCACCTACATTTACTGCGCTTGCTATGGTAGTGGCATACGAAGTTATTCAGTCGATGGTTCTGGTAATTTGGTCAATAAAGATACTGATTATCAGGGCGGTCTTTATTGGGGCGTTTGGGGGGATGGAACTTATCTATATGTTGCTTGTGGCTTAGACGGTATCCGAAGCTATTCCGTGGACGGTTCGGGAAATTTTACTTATATCGACGTTGACGACCAGGGGGATGATTATCGCGAAGTTTGGGGGGACGGTAATTTTATTTATGCGGCTTGTTATGGTGGCGGCATACGAAGTTATTCAGTCGATGGTTCTGGTAATCTAACTTATATCGACGGAGACGACCAGGGCGGAAGCTATTGGCGAGTTTGGGGGGATGGCAATTTTATATATGCGTTAGCTTTGACCAGTGGGATACATAGCTATTCCGTAGATGGTTCGGGAAATTTGACTTACATAGATACTGATTATCAGGGCGGGTCATATATCGGAGCTTGGGGGGATGGAACTTATCTATATGTTGCTTGTGGCTTAGACGGTATCCGAAGCTATTCCGTGGACGGTTCGGGAAATTTTACTTATATCGACGTTGACGATCAGGGGAATGATTATTACGACGCTTGGAGTGACGGCACCTACATTTACTGCGCTTGTTATGATGATGGCATACGAAGTTACTTAGCCGATGCTTCTGGCAATCTAACCTATATCGACGTTGAATATCAGGGTGATTATTACTATTCTGTATGGGGTGACGGCACCTACATTTACTGCGCTTGTGGCTCTGACGGAATACGAAGCTACAATTTAGAAGAGGCATTCAATCTATGGACTGATGTTGCAACTATTTACAGCGGAAGTGGCACGGATGGGGTTGTTGTTTTCACCCGCTACACAACAGACTTTAGCGCCAACATGATAAGCGGCAGAAATTATAGGCTTGTATGGCAAGCGGCGGATGCAAAGTATGGCGATGTAACTATTTACAATGCCAAACTGGTGGTGAAGCAAACGGACGCAAGTGAGATTACAAAAACCCAAACCATCCTAACCCTTTTAAATTCCGAGACAGTTTCCGACACCGGCCTTCAAGACTGCGATGGCTATTATGATGCCGACGAGTGGGACGGTGTGACGGTAAACATTTACCCGGAGCATGACGCCAGCGGAGCGAGTAGTAATACAAAATTACAGGAAGATACGGACGATACCGCAAGCGATGTCGCCAACAGCAGTATAACCGGAGCAAACCGCCAGCGCGGGGCAACGGCATTGAGTATAACCGACAATGAAGACATTGATACTAATATCGTGACGGCTTAATCTATGACGATTTATCATCATAAATTAATTTTTGATGTTGAGGCTTCGGATGGTTCGTCAGAGTCGCCATCGGAATCGCCGAGCGAATCGCCAAGCCTGTCACCATCGGCCAGCGAAAGCCCGTCGGAGTCGCCATCGGAATCACCATCAGAGTCGCCGTCAGAATCACCGAGCCTGTCGCCGTCGGCCAGTGAGAGCCCCAGCGAGTCACCGTCTGAGTCACCCAGTGAGTCGCCATCGGAGAGCCCCTCACTGTCACCATCGGCGTCAGAATCTCCGAGTGAATCGCCATCC